TTTCCATGAGTTAAATATAGCGCGTTTCGGACCAGAAGTAAAGGGGGTGAGTGTCAGTTTGTGAACTGACCCTGATACGTTTGTATCACCGAGGGCCAGGGCCACTCAGGCCGCGCAGCCCAGAAGAAACAGACCGCCGACCAGAGCGACGAACAGGATTGGTTGTTGGACCAGCAGGTAGAAGCCGCCAGCGACGAGAGCCGCCAAGGCACCACCCCAGAGGGGGAGGGTGAGGCCGACGATTGCAAGAGCGATTAGGTTTGTCATGAGTTAAATATAGCGCGTTTTGGGCCAGAAGTAAAGGGGGTGAGTGTCAGTTTGATAACTGACTTTTTTCGACCAGTTCGGCAGCAGCGGCCAGGGCCGTTTCAGCGGCCAGGAGGGCCTCGGCGGTTTCGTAGACGGGAAGAGCGGTTTGATCCATGAGTTTATTATAGGTCGTTTTCGGGGGCAGCGGGGGACTTTGGGCCAGATTGAAACGTTTTGAAATACAGTGTGTTTGTATTACCGGAGGCCGGGGCCATCAGTCCGGACAGTTACGCTCCATCCAGTCCAGGTCGGATGCAAGATCGGCGGCGATCCAGTCAACCCGAGCACCAGCCCCATCCAGCTGCCTGTAGGCCCAGTTTAGGGTCTCAGCGTCCAGGTCGGTTAGATCACGGGCATAGCCGAAGGTTTCGAGCGTGGCTGCGGCAAAAGCAGCGGAGAGAGTGTCAACAGTCATATCCGTTTCGTTTTCCATGGTTGATTTACTCAGATAGACCGTTTGACACACCTTGAAGAATAGAGTCTACGAACTCACGGTTGGTTTTCTCGCGGTCACCGTTATTGATCCAAAGAAGGCCGAGGTAACAGAAAGGCAAAGCCAGCAAAAGAAGAAGGGGGACGAGAACGTGCTTGAGCACGTAGACCCATGCGGCGATTTGAATGATAAGAGGGAGGTTTTCCATGAGTTAAATATAGCGCGTTTCGGGCAGGAAGTAAAGGGGGCAAACCGTACCTCCAAGGTACGGGTAACCGTACCCCCTAGACCCAGCGCAGGCGGAAGGGAGCTCCGTTGGCGGGGCAGCGCCAGATGGTGCAGGGCTCGCCCCAGCCGTAGGCCACCAGCTCGGCCATTTCCATGTCGGTGACGTAGTCGGCGCCGTTGGCGTCAAAGACCTCCCAGGAGCGGGGCTGGACGGCGAGGGTGAAAGCGGTTTTTTCCATGAGTTTACTATAGCGCGTTTTGGGCCGGAAGTAAAGGGGGGTAGGTCCACTTGTTGGACTGACCCTGATACGCATGTATCAGTCCTCCGGCCACTCCTCGCCGCAAACCTCGACCCAGTAGCGTCGGTACAGTTCTGGCTCCCAGCAGACCAGCAGCGAAGCCTCCTTTTCTCGTCCCTCGTCCTGCAGGGTTTCGTACTCGGCTATGAATCCTTCAAGGGTCATAGCGGTGGGTTGATTGATTTCCATGAGGTTACTATAGCGCTTTTTCGCTGAAAAAGCAAGGGGGCAAACCGTACCTCTGCGGTACGGGTAACCGTACCGTTTAGCTATCGCCCATCTCGGCCCAGTAGGCCTCGTTTGTCATTGGCCGAAGGCACAACACACCATTATCGTTGTAAACTTTGGCATTCCAGGGACTGTCATCTATGGAAAAAGCAACATCCCAGACCTCGTCAATGTCCTTGAGCGCATCTTCTTTCATCTCGGCGGCGGTAGCCTCGACCGTATCATCGCGCATGTATAGGGCAGCGTAGACCGGCAAGTATTTCTCGAGCCAAGCCTCTGTCTCGCCGCGAAAGGCCTCTGGCCGAGCCGTAGAGATTACCAGATCGTACCCGTGGCGATGCAAGGTCCAAGCCAGGTTCAAAATGGGTTGGATTGGCTTGTGGTTGACCATGTCCTCCCAGTTTTCGCCTTCCGGAGAAGATAATGTGCTATCCATATCGAGAATCACACATTGAGGCCGTGTGACTTTAAGAATGGTTTTGGTGTAAGTAGTTTCGTTTTTCATATTTTTCAGGGGCACTTAGGCAAGGACCGTTTCAACGAGGTTTTCAGCAACTCCGAAGCACTCCAAAATGCCAACTCGGCGGTTAGTTTCAGCCGACCATTCATAGGCCACATCGCGTGCTTGATCAAGCACAGCGTATTGCTCACCGTCGCAGTCGCAGCCGTTATCGGTGAAAGTCAGGTAGTAGTAAATCATAGTTTTTTCAGTAACCGCGATTGTAAATTTGAAGGGAGGAAAGATTTTGGGGGAGAAAGTTATTATCGTCATCAGCGGCGAGTTTTCGCCCTTCGATAACTGCAAGGGCTTCAGTAAGCATTCCGGGTGCAAGTTTGCCCTCCCAGAAAAGGCCAACGGCGTCGACCGCCTCGGCGTAGGTGAGAGTAGAGCGTTTGATATCCATGAGTTAAATATAGCGCGTTTTGGGCCGGAAGTAAAGGGGGTGAGTGTCAGTTTGATAACTGACTTTTTTCGGTCAGATCTGCGGCAGCAATTGCATATTCTGTGCCAATGCGTTGCGCTTCTTCGTCTGTAATGGTGGCGGCTTTGCGAAGTTTTTCCACCAGTGGCTCAAGTTCGTCCGGGACGTGAATGAAGCGACCGTCGTCGCGTACGCAGTAAAGTAAGGTCACTTCCTGACGGCAACCGCACTGCCAATCAAGGGTGGGGTGACCGACCTCAACGCGCAATTCGACGCGATAGCGAGAGAAACTTGCGGTGACTTCTGCGAGTTTGAAGCATCCGTTGACGACCGCAACCCTGATCGGGGAGGCAAAGAGGCGGGCGACGGCTTGTTTGGTGAGTTTGATCATGAGTTAAATATAGCGCGTTTTCGTCCAAAAGTAAAGGGGGTAAACCGTACCTCCGGGGTACGGGTAACCGTACCTCACCCCACTTTCTCAACGAGGGCCAGCCGACCGGTGGTCTGGAAGACCGCCTCGGCGTGGTGCCAGGCCTCCTCGTAGGAGCGGAAGCGGGTGGGTTGTTCGCCGGGGATCCAGGCGATGTAGGTAGTGGTTTTTTTCTTCATGAGTTAAATATAGCGCGTTTTCGGCCAAAAGTAAAGGGGGTGAGTGTCAGTTTGCCCACTGACCCTGATACACACGCACTACCGTTACTTACCTGCAAGGTACTGGTCCTCGATAATGTCCATAAGCGAATCTTCGTCCACTTTCTCAAGGCCATCGGCCTTAAGTTCCCGCCACGTAGGTGCCGGATCGTGCTCTCGGTAAGCGTTTACGAAAGGAAAAAGTTTGGCCGCCAGAGTTGGATCCAGCTCAACATTGCGCAGATTGTAAATGGTGTTTGACATTGTTTTCTCGGAAAAAAACTTAGTAAAGGTACCAATCAATTTTCCGCTCGCCGTTCATTTGCTCCAGTTTGTAATCATGAAAAGTTTCTGTAATCATTTCAATATCGGCGTCGTCTGGTAGTTCCTGAGCGCAGATTACTAAGACCTCGTCGTAAAGGCGATCAAAGGCAACTTTGTCACCATCGTAACCGTCGTAGTTGCAATCGTAAAGTAACTCGTCGTGGAGCACGAATGAAGCACGGAGCGCTTTTTCTTGGAGTTGAATGTTTTTCATGAATTAATCATAGCGCGTTTTGGCCGTTTTGCAAAGGGGGCAAACCGTACCCTCAAGGTACGGGTAACCGTACCTTAGTTAAAGTTTCGTATGACCGCCATAATTGCGTCGTTTTCGTAAATGTTTACCGTCCGTTTTGCGTGCGCCGAGTAGGCCTCTGCTGTGTCATAAGCTTCGTCAAGGTTTTCGTAAACCGTGAAATCTGTGGGGCTGTCGCAACCGCCCCAAGTAAGGTAGTAGGTGTTCAAAGGGGTTTCGTTTTTCATGAGTTAATCATAGCTTGAAACCGCTCAAAAGTAAAGGGGGTAAACCGTACCTCCCAGGTACGGGTAACCGTACCCCCTCACCGCAGCAAGAACGGGCCGCCGAGCATGGCAAAAAACACCAAGGGGTGAACAAATAGGCCGAGAACAACGCTGAGAAGCAAATAAGAAAAGACAAGCATTAGTAACTCAGGCTGCGGAAAGGGTTAGTTTGTCGGCAGAAGTTCCCATACAGAAAGTGCCGTTGGAAAGATAAGCCGCCCAGAAATATCTATCATCGCAGTTAAACCACTCGGCAGTTACACTACCCAACTCAATCCTATCGGTTTCAAACTCCAGGTCACGCAGATTGCGCACGCCGAAGTGTGCTTTCAGCTGCTTCAAGTTAAAAAATAAGCAATCTCCAACTTTGAAACCAAGGAAACGGTTGGAGTCGGTGTAATCGCGCTCGCCACGCTTATATCCAGCGCGGTACACATTGCCGCTGATAAGGTTAGCGACGGTTGGTTTTTTGATCAAGGTGGTTTCGTTTCTCATGAATTTACTATAGGTCATTTTCGCTCAAAAGTAAAGGGGGCAAACCGCCCTCTTTAGGGCGGGTAACCGTACCTTTCTTAAAGTAATCCGTAAGTAACCAGTTGAGTTTCTAACTCGTCTACATAGCTTTGAAGTTCCAGCACACTCATGTCGGCGTAAACGTAACTGGAACTCTTCTCAAGTAGTGATTCAAAATACGACTCATCTGGCAGAGCGGCAACTGCATCCACGCAGCAATTTGCGACCAAGTTAATCATATCCTGGTTGATATCGTCGTCGCCCAGGAAGTTAGTGAGAGCGTCTTCTGCAGCGAAGAAGTATTTGGTGTAGTCAGACATGTTTGTTGAATAAAGAAAACTTAAAGGAACCAACATACGTCGCGCTCGCCGTTTGTAATCTCGAGTTGGTATTGGTCGAAAAGGTTAACAATCTGCTCTAAATCTGCGTCGTCAGGTAACTCCTCGTGAACAATAGTGTAGACCTCTCTGTAAAGGTAATCAAACGCCTCTTTGTCAGCGTCGTAACCTACGCAATAAGGGCAGTCAAGGTATTGCTGGTGGACGAGGATTGTAGCATTGAGAGTTTTCTGTAGGAGTTGAACGTTTTTCATGAATTAATCATAGCGTGAAATGGCCGAAAAGTAAAGGGGGTAAACCGCCCTCTTTAGGGCGGGTAACCGTACCTCAAACATCCTCGGTGAAGTGCCAACCATCCTCCTCATCTTCGTCGGTGAAGCTAAACTCTTCCTCCTCATCTTCGTCGGGTCCAAAACTCGTAATGATCTCAATATGACCGAAACAAACTACTCCGTCGTCATAGCCGCAGTTCAGAGTTTCAAACTCTTCTGGCAGCTCGATAATGTGTCCGAGGCCATTATCGATAGCGTTTTGAAACTCAGGGTCGGTAATATCGTCAACTTTAATAATACCCAACGTTCCGGAATCTACGCTATAGGAATGTCCGTAAAAGTCACGGTAGGTACCGTCGCCGTGAGCAGTTCCGTAGATAGCAAACTTACGGCCGTCGGCCAGTTGCAGTTTACCGGTGACCTCAGTTGTGTGGTCAGGAAAAGTTAAGTCGCAAACTTCGCTCCACTCAGGGTTCATAACGTAGCAAAGATCGCCGACGTAGTAACGGGCAGTGGAGGTAGGCATTGAAGTGGTTTCGTTTCTCATGAATTAAATATACCGTGTTTTGGCCGAAAAGTAAAGGGGGTAAACCGTACCTCCAAGGTACGGGTAACCGTACCTCTTCAGGTTACTAAAAACGGAGCGCCGAGCATAATGAAAAACACCAAGGGGTGAACAAATAGGCCGAGTACAACGCTGAGAAGCAAATAAGGGAAGATAAACATTAGTAACTCAACCTACCTCGTAGTAACCTGGATCGCGGTCACCGTTGACAATCTCTAGCTGGTTCTCGTAAAACTTTTCTACGACCCACTGGGTAATACCCACTACGCGCAGTTCGTTTTCGATGATATACAAACATTCGGCGCGAAGTAACTGGAACTGGTCTAAAGTTCCTTCGTACCCCAAGAAAGCGTCGTCGTAAAGTAACTCGTTGTGGAGCCGAAAAGCGGCGCTCAGGGCCAGCAGGTGGTTGGTTTCGTTCAGGTTTTCCTCGTTTCTCATGAGTTAAATATAGGTCATTTTCGCTCAAAAGTAAAGGGGGCAAACCGTACCCCGTAGGTAGGGGAAACCGTACCTCTCGCAAAGTTTTAACAACGGTTGGTCTTGTTAAAGGTTTGGTCGGTTTGCTTTAATAAGGTCTAAAATAATGTTTACTTTGTGGCACATAATAAATCAATAATTGCAATAATGAAATAATGATAATAAAGGCAATGGCGGTCGCGGGGTAATGGCGGTCGCTCAATAATTGCTCTTCGATAAATAACTCAATAACTGCAATAACCATATAAAAGCAGTGGCGGTCGCGGGGTAATGGCGGTCGCGATAATAATACAATAACGAGGCAACGCTTCAAAACCCTTGCGGCGTCTGACTTTGTAACTGCCATGCGGGGGTGATTTTTTGGAGTGTTGTTAAAAATGGGGGATTTTTTGTTAGAAATCTGCTTTTTAGTTGAAACCGCGTTACATCCAGGTTTTTCCCTTTCTTGCTCTGTTACTAACCTCTTCTCACTTTGCGAGAAATGTTTGCGAACTTCTCGCAAACTTCACAAGATAAAAAATGCAATGTCACTGCTGCCAAAATGGAAATGTAACGCGGTTTCATCTGCTCTCTGGTGCAGTTACAATCTTTACCATCTTTCCGCTCTCTCGCCTTGCTCCCCACACCCATTTCCTATCTTGTAACTTATCTTTGACCGCTCTATACATTTTACTGTTTGCTCCCATATTCAGCGCTATTGGTATATCCGCCGCCAAAATCGTGTTATCCTCCCTAACCATTCTCCACAATAACTCCTCCGTCTCTGCAATATCAATCTCCTCTATTTTCACCGGAAAGTAAATCTTCTCCCTGTAATCCACTCTCCCTTCTTCAAATATTCGCACCCACAACTTCGCACCCGAAGAAAAAACTTTGGGCTCCAACATTACTTTTGCGTCCGGAAACAGTTCCACCGCAACATTCAAAACCGTACGCTGCTCCCCGGGAAAAGGATTTTCCTCAAGCACAATAATCAAATCGCCAACAAGCGTTTCAACGGTCACCATGCCGTCGCTAAAGGTAATCCGTTCGTGCTCAATATCCCAGTCTCGCCGAGCCCCGAGGTCCCATTTTTTATTTTTCTTGTAAACTCTTTGCGCCGCAATCGACTCAGACCGAACTTCTCTCCATCGTACATTCCGGGGTATTAACGACACCCAAAATCTCCTCAAAGTATTCAGAAGAGAGTCGAGAGTAAAATTCCGACTGTTTGAAGTTGTCTTGGTCATGATAAACTCTTGCCAGTGAAAGGCAACCTTTGAGTATCATGACTTTGCGATCAAAAGCGCCTCTGTCAATCATTTCTTTTAGTTGCCGCAATAATGTTGGGATGATGGGTAACGCTCCCAAGAGGATTGCGGTCCTCAACGTTACCCACCGTTACTATTAGTATACCCTATTGCGGTTTGCGTAAACTGACTTTTCTCTGTAATAACGTTGAAACTCAGTCAACCCCAAGTTCAACCTCTTAAAAGTTAACCTACGATTATATTCTGCAACGGCGAGTGTGCAGATTTTATCAAACTCACTATAGTCTACTTCAATCATCTCTAGAATAATCTTTTCCAGAGCCGATTTAGTTCTCCGATCATCCGCACATTTACTAAGCCATTCGCCAATAATAGCAGTTTGCTCAGCCGTGTAATAATCTTGTCGTTGAAGTTCAAGAGCGATGTTCATTGTAGTTTGTGCATTTGCACAATTTTACCCAACAGCAAACTCATCTGTAGCACACACTCCCTTGGGAATACCAATTTGTTTTTTGAGGTAGGTTTCGGTCATTGCGGTTTGTTTAAAAGTTAGTACCGTGAGCAGTTAGAAACTAAAGACACCGGAATCATCTTGATTATCCATCCAGAAACTAATTGCTTCTTCGATACTCACCGAAGGGCACTGATGAAAAATCCGACAGAAATCAAGCAAAAGAGTGTCAAAAGATTCCAGGGTGTCAGCACCGTAGCCATTACTTTTCAGGTCTAAAGTAAGGACACAGGCAGCTTCAATAGCCGAGGAGGTTGTAGCGAGAGAGAACTGTTCAGGGGTGTTCATTGAAGGTGTTTTTGTGTCCATGAACTAAATATAGCTCAATTTCTCCCAAAAGAAAAGGGGGCAAACCGCCCCCTTCGAGTAGGGTTAACCGCCCCAGGTCATTTTCACTTCAAGGTAAAACCTTGCTCCACAACTTCCACCGCATAACCCTCCCGCAGGTTACGCATCCGAGTTGCCATTCCTTTCCGCCAACTTGGGTTCTGGTTACTACGATTCGCATTTCGCTCATTCAGAGTTTCCTCGTCCGCATCCAGATAATAAATAGTTACATCCGAACATTCGTCTCGGAAAAAGTCAAAGAATTTGGAGTTGGACATACGCTCGCCTTCAAAATAAAACGTCCAATCGTCCCACTCTGGATTTGCATTATGTCGTGCAATCCACTCTCGATACTTAGGCCCGCAACCTTTACTTAAACGGTCGGTCCCCGAAAACACCTGTTTATCGTAAATACCTGCAACAATAACGTTATCGTCGTGAAACAGAGTATAAACAACTAGTCCCTGTTTTTGTATAGAGCAACCACCAAGAGTCGCGATAAATTTTTTCATGACCGTGCTTTTACCAGCAGCAGGTTCACCAATAAGACCGACGATTTTCATTTGTTTCTCCCCAGGATTTGTTTTAATTGCGCCCTCTTTTGAAGGGAGTTGTAGTTAGGCCTCAACCTAACCTCACTTAAATCTTTTTGAATATCCTCCAATGTGAAATAAGGATACTCTTCCTCCAGTTTTAGTTTAATCTCCTCGGCTCGTTTTTGCTCCAAGGAGAAACCAGATTCCTCGCTATAGTCAGACCCCATTAAGTTAATCCCCTCTATAAATTTGCCAACAGGTACATCTTTAGCGTAAACAGCAAGGTGAATAAGTTTTTCTGTATATTCTGGACAGAAAGCGCCCGAACGAAAAACCGATCCCAATATCCAGTACCCCGGAATATACCCCACGGTTTCCTCCAGCTCCGCCATATAGTTCATGGGATAGCAATAGGTTGGATTAAAATCTGTTTTAATAATATAAGTTTGCAGTGCTTCCAGGTGACGCTTCAACAAAGGTAAATGCTCTTGACTAAAATAATACACAGCATTGACGCCCCGATACCATAACTTTGCTGGATTACCATTTTCATCGGCTTGAAGATTGCACTGTAGAGCAACACCGTAATTAGATGGCGGGGCCCATATATGAAAATCATAGTCTAAATACATCACCTCGTCGTAACCCGACTCCAAACTTTTTATCATTTCAGCAACTCGTGTGTAGTCGCTGATACTAGTGGCTTTTCTAACATTTCGTTTTGTGTAACGAGCTGCTAGTTCAATCGCCACCTCATCTTGATCGCATCGAGTTACCCCTTTAAACTCAAATCCCGAAATCGAAAGAACACTTTCTCGTTTTTTTGCTCTTTGCAAAAGAGCGGTTGGACAAGGTCGGTCATTCGGTAGTTCCGGCCAAACCGAGAATGCGAGTTTTTTCATTTTTTCGTAAGTTCGTGAAGTAGGTGGACAACTTTGACCTCGGGGACCATAGTTTCGATAATACCTTTTTGAACGGGATCGTCTTCGAAATGCAGAGCGATTCTCATAGTCTTTTGCAATTCTCTCAAAGTAAGAGCTTTGTGGTAACCGGATATCTCCCGTGTCTTAAGGTGCTCGGGCACCTTACTAAAGATGACCCGGTTGGTAATGCCAAACTTTTTGCACCAGGCTAATGTTTTATCCCGCTCCTCGTAACTTCTGCCGGTGATGATAATGTCCTCCGGGGAGGGACGAACCCCGGGATTCTCATCCCCAAAGTAAATCACCCCGTCAAAGTCGAAAGAATTGATGGTCGTAGGAAATGACCAAGGAGGTAAATACATTGCCCTCACTTCTCCACTTGGGAACGGTCGGAAGCAAAGCTGTTTGTAACTTTGAGTTTAGTTAAATTGCGATTGGCAAATGCCTCACACTCAGCTTTTGCATCGGCGTACATAAGTTGCTGCGGAGGAGTTTTCTGAGTCCACGCACTTGGACCACGCAGAGCACCAACAATCCCCTCCTCCCGAGCAACTTTCAAGTAACGAATGGCGTCGATAACGACACCCGCAGAGTTCTCACTGTCCTGCACAGAGAGTTTGGCATCGATCTCAATGGGTGCTCCGCCAAAACCCTCCAACTCGATCTTGAAATAGGCAACTTTATTGTCCTTCAGATAAGGGATGAAAGTAGAGGGCCCGGCGAACAAAGCATCGTCGTCCACGGGAATCCCTCGGATGTCATTTTGAGCACGAATAACATTTTCTTTCGAGATCTTCTTGCTTGCTAGACGCTCTTGCGTCATCATGTTGTTGAAATCGCTGTTTCCACCAACATTCAGTTGCTGGTGGTATTTAACAACCGCACCACGATCAAAAGCCAACTCTTGCAAAACTTGGCTCATGACCGACGCTCCAACTTGGCTACGCATATCGTCACCAATGAGGGGCAATCCCGCATCAATAAACTTTTGCTCCCAAACCGGATCACTCGCAATAAACACCGGGATGCAGTTCAAGAAAGCTACATTCGCGCTGAGGCAGGCGTTTGCGTAGAACTCTGTGGCAATCTGAGAACCTACCGGCATGTAGTTAAGCAGGATGTCAGCTTTAGTATCTCGCAATACTTGAGCAACATCGCAAGGCTCTTCGTTGGAAATACGAAAGCCAAACCGTTCCGGTTGCTCCAACATGTGCTGTGAAACACCATCAAAAACGGGTGCCATCTGGACAGTTACACCAGGAGGAACATTCGGGCAAAACACCCTTGCACAGTTCGGAGCAGCAAAAATTGCTTCGCCAATCGGACGACCAACTTTACGACGATCCACATCAAAAGCCGCGACAAACTCAATATCCGCAGGATGGTAACCGCCAATTCGACTAAACATTACGCCAGGGATGTTTTCTTCTTCGTGATCTTTGTAGAAGTTTACACCCTGATAGAGGGCCGAAAAGCAATTACCAACACCAGCAACTGCAACTTTAATTTTCTTAGACATGGAACCTCAATATTTCAGTTTAGATAAGGGTCATTGGTCGAGGAACGTAGGACCCTGGTACTATTATACCCAATAGTTGAGTTTGTAAACTACGTGTTGATGTAGGAGAAATCTACATAAGGCTTTTCCCAAGCCTCATGTTTTTTGTCTTTGAATCGCAGAAAATTAACGGGATTGTACTTCTTAACAAGAGAGTTTCTCTTCCTCGCAGTAAAAGCATCCTCCCAGATATCTAGCATGTCTCGATGACCCTGAGGAGCAACTTTTTTAAGGTTCAAGACTTTATAAGCATCGGGCTCGTCAGTGTACAAATAATGAGTGTTTAGGTTAAACCCGTGTTCCACAAGAATAGTGAAGTAAGAGGGGTCGTAACCATAGTTGCGAACGTTTTGCCCTTTCGTCATAAACCCGGAAACGTATGGCACCCAATCGACAATGCCAGGTCCTTCATAATTTTCCCAAACTGTTTTCAAAGCCGTAAACTGCTCTACCAACTCATTGCTGGTCCAAAAAGTGAACTCTTTAATTCGTGGGCCATAGGCGGTTTTACGGTACTCACATTCGACCGACTCAACGTTGTAAATGTCAACGTGAAACGGCACTCGTTTATTAACTTCTTCCATTAAAACAAATGTCTTCTCCTGCATCAGCTCAATATTTGTTTTGGTCGGCTCGTATTTTAAAACTTTCCCGTCCGGTTGTTTTTGTTTGCGAGCAATGTCCAAACGATCAAATAAATAACAAATAGAATCGTATTGCGACCAAGTACCTTCGTCGTATAGTTGTTGATCCCAATAGTCAATATCCCAGTTAAAAAGCTCGTAGAAAGTTTGTTGAGCGAGCCACGCGGTCATACGCCCGATACCTCGTATTTTTCGAAGAGCTTGGTTTAGTGAGTAGTAGTTTTCTTTTGTAGACCCAACATGCGCAGCAGCATAAAAATAATCATAAATGCTTGATGGTCCAACAAGCTCTTTTAGAGACTGAACAAAATCAGGGAAACGTCGAACTCCCCATTTAGTATCGTTACCATATTTCATCCTCCACCAGTTTGCATTGTGCCAGTCAACCAGTTGATCGTGAGGCATATTGTACAAGTCCAACTGAAGGGCAATCATGGCCCAGTGGTTACGGTAACTCTGCCCAAAAAGTACACAATAAAGAGCTTTGTCCTCATCGGAAAGCTCCATCATGTCCGCAATCACTCTAGCCACGTGATGGTGATCACAATCGCCTTCTACCATTCGCACATGTGTAACGCGAGCGAACGCCTCAATTCTATTTTCTGGCAACCGCCAGTCGGTGTGTACGGTGGTAATCATGCGAGTAAAGTCAGAGTGGTTGATGTTTGCGTCGTAAAGAAAAAGCTGAGCCGTAAAGGATTAAGAGTGTTTCAGGTGCGGGCTACGCACTTCGACGGGTATCTGATCCGGATCACCCTTCAAGTTGCTGTTAGTGCATTCTTTTTCGTAGTTGTACCCCCCCTCCTCGGTTCGTAAACGTTTGTAGTTTTCCCAATAAGTGGAACCCCACATTCCCGGGAAGCTTCCTGCCCACTTTTTCTCTCCGGTGCCCAGCTCCGGATGGTTGATGACTGCGTAGTCCAAGAACTCCCGACGACAAATCTCGCATCTCAAGGAGTCTAACTTGATGATGTTATCTCGTTGGTAAAACACAAGCCAGACACTCTCGAAGTCTGAAGAGGTGTTTTTAAAGGGCATCATACCGTGCATGAGCCCTTGATTATCACCGCCCAAGAAGTCACCGTGCCGAAGATTAAAAGCTAAACGCAACTGGGGGAACACAAACTCGCTACCCTCGTAGGTTCCTTTCTCTAAGACAGTTAGTGCAGCAGCAGCATTTTTTGCGTTATTGCCGTCGTAATGGTACGCCACCTGAAAGTTCCAGTTGGTGGTGATACTGGTAAAACAAGTACCAAACAGGTTGTATGACTCATCTTTCACTTCCTTGAACCTTTTTGAGAGCACTTTCCAAGTGTTTGGCATGGTCTCTTTAAGCAAACCATCAATTTCCCGGAACAGAGGCAATTGCTCACAGAAATCTTCGTAGCGGTCCATTGTAGGTTTAGTAAGGCGGCCAAATGGTGTGCGACCACTTCTGTCAATGGTGCCAAGTACTACGCTGTAAGCTTTATTTCCGCGCGGTTGCGTAGTCACATACCGCTTCTTAGCATCTTTAGCAGCTTGTTTTCGATTTGCCGATTTGACCCAAGTAGTCATCAGCCATTTGTCAAACCACGCAAGTTTCGCAGCATTCCGTTTGCTAATGGCCTCTTCACGAAGAGGTGAAGACGTGCTCTTTTTACGAACCAGGCTATCCCATTTCTCAATTTCGTCGAGGTCAACTAAACCATCACTTTCCGTTTTGTGCACATAGAAAGTTTCACGAGAAGGAGTTTTATCAGTTGTTAGCTCTTGTGCCTCACTCAGAGTAAGTTCTCGTTTGACTGCTGCGGCGAAAAATTTTTTCTGACCCTCGGTAAGGCGAATCTCAACATTAGTAACCAGCTCACGACCGGCGGCGGCCCCTCTTTGATCGCTCAGCAAAGAACGACTTGCCCAGCGCCAGTACTTAAAAGTGGGACTGCTCGACTCAACATCGCGAAGAGTTTTCAGAGCCTGCTTGCGAAAAGTTAGCCCCAGAGTGCCGTCTGGCAGGTAAACATCGCAGTCCTCGTCTATAACTTCGTCAAAATCTCTCTCTGTCGGATAGATTCCCAAGAACTCTTTATCCGATATTTCGTGAAGTTTCTCAAGCTTGATGATGCGCACCATGGTTTTAGTTGTCGTTGTGCAAGTTATACCCATTTTTAGTATAGCAAAAAGCCGCCCCCGTAAAGCGAGCGGCGTCTTCTGTTTGGCTAACGCCAAACGGTCGCGGCTTCGCCGCTTCCCGCTCATTTCGGAGGCAAACTCTGAATGTTTTCAATCAGAATGTCCACCATGTCTACCGTGCAGTAACGCAGCACGTCGTTGGTGATTGCGGTGTCGAATGTGAGCCGGGCTCTTTTACCTTTCTCATGTTTCATCACAGCTACCTCGTAATGCACCTCGTCGGCCTCAGGTATTACACTGACCCCGAAACCATTGTCAAATAAAGCCTCGTGGCGAAATCCGCGAGAGTGCGGATGAACGTTTAAATCGGATAGTTTCATTGTGTTAATCAATAAGAGCAACGAAAATAGTGGTCCCCAACGCGATCAACGTCATGCTGAATCAAATACGCTGCCGTCTCTTCCCAATCAATGGAGATGCGATAATCAAGGCGGTCGGTTTCTCCGTCGAAGTAATCCTGAGCCATACGATAGGGACTGTCGTATTCGCCGATATACGCATCAGCAAAATACGCCAAATCATACAAATCATTCAGTTTGATAAAAGCATCGACAGCTTCGTAACCGTTTTCCTCGCCGAGTTCAACATACTCATCGTAATACTTAACAAAATCCTCTTCGAAATGTTCGTCGATAAACTCCAACATGCGACCGAGGTCATATTGGCTCTCAACGAAACCATCGATTTTTTCAAGAGTTTCCGCAGAGAAAATCTCACGGTAGTTGGCTGTGAAGGTGACAGGCATTCAGGCTTGATGAGCGACTTATGAACTAAGTATAGCGCGTTTTCGCCTCAAGCGAAAGGGGGCGAACCGCCCTCATAGGTAGGGGAAACCGCCCTACAGGTTATCCCATTCGTCCGAATACCTTTCGACCCTCCAGCCTTTACAAGTTCTGCCTGGTTTGCTCACCGCCCTCCACATATTTCTCATATCCAAGTTATTTTCACGACAAAACTTACGTAAGTTGGTAATCTTGAAACTCTCTCCAGTTGCAACATTGTGAACAATCCAATCCATCATGCTCGGATGGGCATTTTGTTCAAATCTGGCTTTTAACGCTCTGCGACTGCTTTCCTTTCGTTTTTCAATCAAGGCGGGGTCGTGAATCCCGATGCCCTGCTCTTTCTGCATCAATCCGTGCTCTCGGGCACCTTCTCGAGATGGCGCTAATCGTTTATGCTTTCGCACCTGCTGAAAAAGTTTCCTCGCTTTCCGCTCAAGCAGAGTTCGGTAACTGCCCACCCTGCCTTTTTCTTTACGCCAGAGTTTAGCCAGTTCCACAAACTTCTCTTTATCTTCTCGTCGCGTCGAAACACCCCACTTTAAATACTGCAAACAAAACTGTTTGCGCAGCGACAACTCGCTCGGCTCTCCGAGTTTTGCCGAGAGTTTGAGATAAGTTGCTCCGATTGAACGTTTCATTTGATGAATAAACCCAACAAATTAATCACAAAAAAGAAAGCCGTAATAAATAGCGAGTCCCACAGTTTTAGGCGAAGGTTAAGCGGAATGCCGAGCAAACCGCTCAGAGTGAGCACAATCAGACCGACTTCACGAGAAACAAATAACAACAGACACTGGCCCGTCATCAGGCCAATGTTTTGGAGTAAAATGCAAGCCCGAATTTTTCGGGGCAACTGATTACTGCCACGTGAATCAGCAGCTAGACCCTGAGACATCTTTTTGACACCCGAGGGTTTCCATAATTTTGGTTTTACGCTTGAGTAATTGGCGAAACTCCAAGCTCTCGAACAACGCTTCAACGTGCGCCGAAACGGGGGACGAGGAGGCAAACCACCTAAGGTCAGGTAGATCATTTTCAAGTGTGACTAGGCGTAGATTTGCAAGGAAGGTGCCGGCTTGCTCTCGGACTTTAGGGTGGCTGACAATGCGGTCTGCGGTGCTGAAGAAAGGTTTTTCGCCGGAGTCATCAACGATCGGTCGGCAGGACTCGATAATTTGAACGGCAGTTTTGGGACCCACTTTCGGAATACCCGCAACGTTATCACTGCTGTCGCCAGCAAGTGCTTTGAAGTATTTTACCTCGGCAGGAAAAACACCGAACTGTTTAATCACTCCGTCAATGTCAACCAACTCCATTTTCTTAGAGGAGTTAAACAGAAGCACTTTGACGCGATTGGTTACAAGTTGCAACAAATCTTTATCGCACGTCAAGATGTGAATCTCTTCGTAGGCAGGAGAATGCCGAGAGATATGTGCAATCACATCATCGGCTTCGTAACCAGGTGCGCGAACCACACTCATTCCGAGCACCGGAAGAACTTCGTCTAGCAGCAAACTTTGGTCAGCATAGTGAGCGATGTCGGCACTGGTTCGGTTCGCTTTGTATTCGGTGGACTCTTTTTTCCGCCAGTTATTGCCGCCTTCTGCGCAAGGGATAACACAGTCATACTGGTACTTGTCCATAACCGCAAACATTGCGTTCAGGAAAGACATAGTACCGGTGACCGGAATACCGGCGGAAGTAGTTAGCTCGCCGCAAGCACGCATCAGAGCGGAGCGCGACCGATGAAAAAGGGCCGACGTGTCAATCAGCAGCAGTCTTTTAAGC